GTCTCCTCCTGGCGTATTATTAGTAAAATCTACGTTAGTATTATCTAAAGCCTGGATAAGACAAAATCTCTCGCCACTTAATGAAGTCTCTCCAGTTGCTAAATATCTAAACCCAAAATCGCCAAAAGACATTCTATGAAATAGGTTAGCGCTGTAAAGTTGTTTTGTTGCCATTACTTAGTTTTATCTTTTAATTTCTCGTATGTTCTTAATCCGCCCAAACCTAGCATCCCCATAAGTACAGTAAAAAGACTATTGGTGTCAAACTCTGGAGGATTAATGTCAGTATAAGATATAAGCAGCGGCATCACTATGTAATGAAATCCAAAAGCTAAACCGCAAATCCATCCTATAAAAGGTCTCCAAGCCGAAACAAACCAATGTCGACTCTGCGCCTCTACTTTGTTAATCTCTGCCTGGAGTTCTATAAGGCGCTGAGGATCCATCTCTTTGCCTTTTATTGCCTCTCTTATATCCAAAGCCAGACCACCGATATTTGATTTACCGCTGTCACCTTTTCCTAAAAGAGATAATAACATTTTAAGCATAGAACTCGTATTTTGTCTTTTTACCTTTTTTAACCGCCTTTAAAATATTGCCTCTATTTCCAGATGGTCCCACATAAGATACGTGAATCCAGTCTGGGTTTTCATCATCACCAAACTCCCATATTAACTGGTCAAAAGGTAAGTTGTCTTTTATATAATGAAATAATTCAGCATTTGTTTTCTCACCTGTAGCGTCAATATCTATAGCTTGACCTTTAGTATGTTGTGAGTTCCTGGATGATCTTATTGCATCACATAAATCTGGCGATCTATAAAAACTATTCACACGAATTGGCTCGCTTGCCCATTCTCTGAGCGGCTCGAATACATTTTTCGCAAGTTTTTTCATATTTACCACAGCCGATTCTGTCGGTGTGTTTTCGATTTCTTTTTTCTCCGCTGTCGCTGAGTGACTCGCCTCCCTCCAGCTGATATGTTTGCTGATATATCTCATTGCTTATTTTTTTAATTTTTTAATCTCTTCTTTAATATCTGAAAATTTATCCTCTAGCCAGTCTGGAATTTTATTTCCGTTGTCATCTTTGAGGATTTTACGTGACGCCAAAATTATTGCAACCGCTGAAATCACTATAATAATTGCTAAAAAAATCATAATTGTATCCATATTATTTGTAACTATTTTTGTGTTTGTATTATTTAAATTTAAGGTGTTTCCTACAGTTCCTGTATTACCTACGTTTCTTGTCATTGTCTTTTCCTAGGTATTCTAAATCCTTCATAAAATCTCTAAGAGTCAGCTCAATTTGTTTCACCTGGTCCTCAAGCTCTCTTTGATTTTTCCAAGTGTACTCTTTTTGATTGTATTGTAATTTAGAAACCTCCTCCTCCAGTAAACTAGTTCTATTGTTTAGAGTGTAATATGATCCGATTACTGAGGCAAACATTGCTCCTATTGTAATTATTTGCATTGGCGAAATACTAAAATCCGCTTTTCCATCGTTATTAATATCAATTTTTGGGGACATACTTTATTTTATTTTTTTATAAATTGAAATTCCAGTGTATAATATTGCCAGCACTAGACTGATTGTTTGTAAAAATGGGTTTATAGACGTCACGCTTATTGCTAAAGCTATTCCATTAAAAAAATATATTTTCAATTGCTCCATTTTAATTAGGTTGTTCTACTCTATTGGTAATATTTAGAATCGCTCTAAAGTATGTTTTCTCTCCGCCATCCTCATATAGATAACTCGTTCCCTGGTTTGTGCAAGTGTAAACATTAAATCCATCCGCACTTAGATCGAAATAGGATCCAGAGCGTGTTCTAATTAGGGTTAAAATGTCCGATGCAATTTGATTCGCTTGCAACTCTCCGCCATCATCACCAACAAATGAAGTTACCACCTCAATCCTAGTAGAGCATTCCAACATAAAAGTATCTGAATTTTGATCAACCTCTGTAGAGTCAACTGAATATACTCTTATATAAGGCTCAGAGGCATCGTTAGGCACTCTATTATAAATTGGTACAGTTACCCCATTGGATGTAATTGCGTTCGTTAGACGTGTTATAATCGCCTTTCTTATAAAATGAATTGCCTCTATCATTTGAGTAGTTTTTTAATTGTGTTATCAATACTAAAAATCATTTCTTTAATTCCCTTGTTTACGCTGGGATAAAAAAATGGAATCTCAGCCTGGGGTCGCTTTGGGTTTTTACCTCCAAATTCTACATAGCCAGAATAAGGTGCATCTGATCTGATTTCAGCTTGTTTATTATTAACCACTGCTTTTACTTGTTTTCTTAAATTACCAGTATCTACTGGCGCAATTTTTTTCATATCTCTAGCAATATTTAAAGCGCCCCTTCCTATTTCAGTAGATAACAGCGTTCTGTCAATAGCCTTTAATTTTGTTAATTTTGCCTGTAGTTTATTGTAGTCGGATTTATTTAATTCTACTTTCATTAATCTAGTTTTGTGGCTTTGATTACAGTGAAAAAATCCTGGTCACTATCGTAAATACCATTTATACGATAATTCCCTGGTTTATTTTCTATTTTTAAAATGTCATTATCCTGGATTAAATCAGCCGCCTTTTTTCTCAGCTCTAATTCAATCATTACTGATCGACCACGTTTGCCTTCAGTATCTGAAATATCGCCCTTAATATCCTTTTTATTTGCCCATAGAGTCTCTACAGTTGCTGTAGTCGAAGTGGTTCCTCCAAATCCATCTGGCGTCTTAGTTAATCTCTTAACCTCAACTCTAGTATTTAGTTTTCCTGCATTCATTAAAAATACATTGTTTTATAAGATTGCAAAATGTTTTTTGCGCTGGTAGGTATTTCACTTATATTGCCCTCAATAAAATCCGCTCTATTATCGTAGTAAGTTGAAACCAAATGCAAAATAGCCTCTTTGATTAAATCATCTGAAATCCCTGTAGTAATATAAGTCACCTTGACCTCATCCGCTGGGAGTGATCCTATTTCGATAATAGTATCATCTAATCCATAAGACTCAAAAGCTATTGCAGTATTTTTGGAAGTTACTGAACTAATAGAAGCTATTGGCGAAAATGGTAACGTAAATCTGTCATCAACCTCCTGCAAGTAAAACGTTCTATTTTTAGCAACTATGTCCTTGCCTATGTAATTCTCACACCAGATTCTAGCAGTGACAATCATTCTACTTATGATTGCATCATCTGAGCTGGTGTCAATACGAACAAAGTCTTTTACCTCCTGAGTAGTAACTAATTCACTACCAGTCGTAGAGTTGATTTTAATGTCGTGCATTATTTCTTGGCTTTAGTTATGCGCTTTTTTGGAGTCTTAGCCTCTTTAGTTTCTTTGACTATTTTTTCCTCTTTGTATTCCACTCCTATGCCCCTGATTAAATAGTGGCGACCAATCTTTGGATCTACTTCTATAATGTCGCCTTCTTTGCGCCATCCTGATCCAGAATAAACGTCTTTTATGATTTGTATCTTCATAATATATTATTTACAACAAAGATAAAAAAAAAGCGCCACTGTAATTGTGACGCTTTTAGTGAAACCAAACAAACTATGAAATAGAAAAAATTTCTACTCAAATGCAAAGTTATTAAAAAATTTCTTATTCTTACCTGTTATTGAAACTCTTATTGATTGCATATCTCCAGTATTTTTAAAAACAAACCAACCATTAAAAAAATCAGACCAGACAGCAAAGTAGTCAATCTTTTCTTTAGTGTAGTTACGCTTATTATTTTGCAGCGGAATATGTACATTACTGTGTCTATCATTTTCTGGAATTTTTGCGGATGATTTTATTTGTATTCTTAGTAGTTGTTTTCCTGTATCCACGATGCAGTCATAAAGTGATGAGTCCATCAAAGGCATAGAGACCTGGTAGTTTCTTTTCATACACTCAGTGGCGAATAAGTATTCCGCCAAACAGCCTTGTTGATTATTATCCACATATCAAAGCTACAAAAAAAACCCTAGACGTTTAATCCAGGGTTTCCCTATCAAAATGAAACAAAGTATTTATAGCATATAAGCCTCAAAACAACTTGAGCTACAAATGTCGTCGCCATAACTAGGTTGGTCGCAAACTTTGCAATATCCTCCCTCGTAATCATCTGGCGGTGTGTGGTCGTAAAATTCCATATTATCGTTTTTTAATTTCGTCTAATCTTTCTGTAAAATCCCATATCTTTTCACTAAGATACATATAATCTACTGCATTCATTTTGTCAGTCAGGTCTCTAATGCTGTTTAAATAAAAATCGTAAGGCTCATCCATTATTGTATCGGTATAAAACAAATGATAAAATAAACATTACAAGAGCATCCCACAAAGCCTGGAATCTAAAGCCCAGGGAAAACCCCCAGGCGATAAACCCTATTATCAAGACAACCCTTACCTTTTGCTGCAAATCCATAATCTATAGGTCGTAGTTGATAAATAAAATAACATCTAATATGGCATACATAAAAAATAAGCCAGCTACATTTACGGCAATAGCGCCTAATAAAATCTTTGGTTTTGACATCTCAGCCAATACAATCCACTCAGTTGAGTTTGTAATTTTTTGTACTAATTTTTTCATAATATTTAAAGTTTGTTTCCCCAAATTTACAGATTTATTTGGAAATTCCAAATTTATGGGGAAATTATTTTATAAAGCATAAAAAAAGGGTAACCAATTAAGGCTACCCTATTAAATAAAATTCTCACTATTAAATGAGCTGTATTGACTGTGATTATGCAGTCTCTAAAGCAGCTTTAGCGGTTGAGAAAGTTCCTTGCACAATTGCGTTAGGTAGGTAATTAGTTAAAGCTACCCTCTCCATTGCTCGGACAGTTACAAAGTTTTTCTGGAAATTATCGCTGTCCTCCCGTGAAAATTCGACAGCTAGGTTTTCTCTTATCCAGAGTTGGCTAGCTTGACGTAAATTTCCTACTAAGAATTTTCCAGCAGTTACAGCAGTGTTAACTGTTACAGGGATTCCGTTGATTGTTGGCTGTAAACCGCTAAAGATTTGATTTCTCAAATACTCATTAGCAGTAGATTTCAACAAGATCATTTTATGTAAATCTGTTGGATTCAATAAAATAGTATCCGCCTGGTAGTTAGATAATGCTAGTTGGTTTAAAGCAACTGTAAGCACGTCAAACTCATTAGCTGACTCGATAGCTAAAGCAAATCCTCCAGCGGCAAAAGCAGCTCCATCAGTAAATAACCCATCTAAGTTTGGTGATGATCCATCGCCATTTAAGATTTCATTATCCTCTACAGAAAGTACTTTCTCTGGTACTCTAGCTGATAGATATGATGTTAATTGCTTAATATCATCTAGCATCTCTCCTGTGATTCTCATATAAGTACCGATTTTCTCGACATTTACAGTAGATGCAGCTAGATCAAAGTCAGACTGTCCAAATGCGCTAGTTTCAGCAGTTGCAGCAGCGTTGTCGGTATAAGCTGACTCTTTAGGAAAACGGATAGTTTGAGCATCTGTTGATCCTAAAGAAAGCAAAGAACGAATGTGAGTTGAACGACTAGGATCGTATTTGATTTGATCCACGATAGTTTCTCCAGCAACTACTCCAGTAACATCAGCACC